TAATGTGCGTGGGGGGAGTTACTAACCCCACTTTTTGTTTGGTATATGAAGTAGAATCCACTTTCAGTTCCTTGAAATTCCACCCAAAACCAAAATGACCACAGAAAATACCAATCAGAAATTCGCAACGACTGGAGGAGGCTATAATCCTAAACTCCTTTCCTGCACCTACACCCCCGTATATTACGGTTTTAATTGTTCACCTCGGCAGGTACGCTACTATAAGGTAGAAAAGTCTGTCGAGGAGGTGATTAAAGGCGGTTACTATCGGGATGATGTGGTTGAGTTTCTGAATAAAGTAAATCAGTCCTACGAAAAGGCCAAGGCCACTCAAGACAAATACAACCTAGAAATCGCTAAACTTGAAAACGAAAAGGCTACCGCAAGTTCTAACCTGCGTCAGTATATTCGTAAGCAGATTGTTTCTGTATCCAATCGTGAATACAATAACAGTTTCAAAGTTAGGGCATTGCAGGTCTGTGTTGACAGGCTTACGGCTCACCTCGCAGAGTAAAGTCACGGGAGGTAAAACTCCCTTTTGGTTGGTGGAATTCACTTTCTGTTCTTTCACATCCCGATGAGCCAAAAATATATCAAAACCGCAAATGTCAAAAAGTTCGCACAGTCGCACGGCAAGCGGGCAGGTAAGGACTTCTGTGAAGCCCTTGACCGCCTTGTAGAGCGTAAACTGTTGCAAGCCTTGGCAGAGCATAATGGTGGAAAACTTACTTTAGATGCGAGCCTAGCGGCTTATATTCTAGGTAATAAATAAGGTACAGGGGGTAACTCCCCTTCATCGGGAAAATTTAGGTTCTGTTTCTTGAGGGAGGTATTCATCATTGCCCGATAATAATAGAAACAGGTAAAAGCAAAGATGCTTTCCTAAATTAACTTTGTCTTTAACGGTACGGATGTATAGGCAACGAAGTCCGCTGTTTTCTAATTCATAGGTTACAGATGGGTGCCGTTAAAGACTTCACTTTATGAACATAATAATAAAGGGGAGGTGGTTGCCTCCCCGATAATTTCTCCAGAAAAAACTTGTGATACAACTAAAACCCTCCACACTTCCCATACAGCAATGAGATATCCAATCGAAAACCAAGAAGTTGAACTTGGTGACCGCACAGTAAAAATCAACGGGTTCGCCCATTACGAAACGGACGGCTCGTTCGCCCGCTTCACCAAGGTAAAAATCCTTGACTGGAGTTTTATGGTCACCCCTAACGACCCTAAAGTCGAAACGGGATTAACCAAAGACGACCTAAAGGCCCTACAGGATTCTATCCTAGATGACCTCAACGAAAATTATGAACTCTGCGATTATCTCGCAGGTGAATTCCACGACTAACCCTTTCCCCCCAAACACAAAAATGAAACAAGATAAGTACATCATCATCTCGTCCTTCGTCTCCTACGAGACCAAGACCAGCGTCACGACCAGCCCCGTGTTCTACACGGCAGTCGAGGCCCTGCTCTGGTTCAAGAAGACCAAGGAAGAGGCCAGCCCGCACTCCAGCGAAAAGTCCTACCAGTTCTACGAAATCTGCAACTGGGTGAGCATCGACTCCACCAAGTTGTTCACCAAGTCTGAACTGGAAATGGAAATCCTCGCCCGCAAGGAAATCGATGAACTCTTCCCCAAGAAAGAAATCGAGAAGTCCGAATGATTCCTAGTCACCAAATCAAACTCTTCGACAAGTCCATCCTCTTCACGGCAAAGTCCGTGTTTAGGGTGGAGGAGGCGAGGAACAAGCGGGCCAACTACGAGGGCCTGTTCTCCAGCAACGACCCAATCAAGGCGATTAGGTTTTATAACGCAACGACCAAGCCCGTTGGATTCCGTTTGCGATTCATCAAGGACGGTGACGAGTTCATCATCCTAAACAAGAAATCCTTCTGATATGGACAAGCACACGATTGAAGTTCTGATTGAAATCTCAATGACAGAACTAAAGGCCAGACGCAAGAAGTGGCTGGAGATGACGGCACCCGACACCGAGGAGGAGGACTGGGAGGTCGAGGAGGCAGGTACCGACTGCTATGTGGTCGAGCAGACCATCCAGTTCCTCTCACAGCAACTTAAACTTCTCAAATGATACTGAACTAACTTCCCATATAAAGTCAGAGTTCACAAGGCTCACCAGATATGGCTGGTGGGCTTTGTTATTTAAACAATCTTCCCACCCAGCATACGGCACAGGTGGTTGTCTTCGTTTAAAGTCTTAACGACTGCGTCCGACAGGTGGCCCTTAACTTCGTTTGAGTTAATATAGCCGTCCTTACCTAAAGCATCATAGATTTCAGCGGATTCAAACCCTGCTTGCTTTCCATCCTCATCATAATCTTCGACTACATAATGAGCGAGGCCGTTGGTTAGGAAGTCTAATCCTTCGTGCTTAATGTTCAGATTTTTGAATCTATATGAGTACACAGTGAGGGCCATAGAGTGTAGTCAGTAACACCTGTCAAGCCTTATCTGGAGGCAGGTCGATGATGTCACCCCGAATCATAGAGTTAATATCTTCGTGGCTGACCTTAAGGCGATGCTCCACGATGACCGTGGGAGCGTCCTGTAGGGCCATCACCTTGTCGGTCATAATGGCGATGGCTAGGGGCAGTTGGCCCGCAGGGATGTTTTCAATTTCCTCTAATAGGCGGTTGCTTCCTCTGGTTACAATCTGGGACAGGAGGACAGAGGTCTGCTTCTTCCAAGTTCCTAACTGGAATCCGTTGTTGTCCTCGGTATCGTTTCTAATCGCAATAATCGTGGGCTTGGACACGCCTGTCTCCATACTAATCATATTCGTACCGATGCCCTCGTTGAGGAGTTCAACTACCTTTTCACGCTTCTCCTTTTCAAGTTTCTTTCCAGTGCATCCGCTAGAAGGATTTGTATTGATTCTTTCCTTGCTCGATTCATATTCCATAAAAGTCTTGTATTCCTATTGACTGCCCATTACAAGCCTTAAAGTGGCGGGTATGGATTTCCTCGTATTCCTTTGTATTGTGCTGGCCTGTCTGGTGCCTATTATCTGGACTTTGTGGATTGTTTCCTTCATCCTGTCATTCTTTAAACCTGTAAACAAAATTGTAAATGAAATTAAAAATCAAGGATATTCCGAATCTGCGTACCGCCATCGCATTAGGTCAAGAAAATAAGTGCTGGCTGTGCAAGGTTGACCTGCGGACGGTCACCGCCTGTCTCGACCACGACCACGAATCTGGACGCATCCGTGGGGTGCTGTGCCAGAACTGTAATGGGATTGAAGGTAAGATTACTAACCTCGCAAGGCGGGCAAAGCGTAACGGAACGAAATTTGATTTCATTGCCAGTGTGCTGGCCTATTGGAATCTATATTCTGCGTGTAGGCGTGAGGAGATTCACCCGACACATAAGACCGCAGATGAGAAAAGATTGAGACGCAACCAGAAGGCTAAAGAAAGACGAAAGAAAGGTTGACTCACTGTATTACCCCATTAGTTTGGCGGGGATGACTAATCCTCTAACCAACGGCTCAACCCCTGCATTCATTGCGGGGATTGCTGATGCTGACTACCGCAACGCACGGGGCCTCGCCCAGTCCTCACTGAAGGAGTTCCTCGTCAGTCCTGCCCACTACCTCTGCTCGCTGGACACCAAGCCAGAGCCGACCAAGGCTATGCAATTCGGAACTGCATTCCACGCTGAACTGCTTCAGCAAGACCCTTCTCAGTTTTATGCCGTCAAGGAGAAGGTGGATGGTCGCACCAAGGAGGGTAAAACCTACAATGAGAATTTTGCCATTGAGAACGCTGGCAAGGTTGTGATTGATACGGAGGAGGCCAGCACCCTCAAGGGAATGCGTGAGAGCGTGATGCGTCACCCTCTTGCCTCAGAACTTATGAAGGGCCTGTCCCACAAGGAGGTTGCCGCATTTGCTAACTACGGAGTTAACGGTGAGACCCGCATCAAGGGGCTGATGGACGGCTACTCCCATCTGGGCGAGTACGCCATTGACCTCAAGACGGCAGAGGATGCCTCGCCCGCTGGGTTCCGCAAGGCCATCTGGGACAGGGCATACGACCTACAGCAGGTGCATTATACTTGGCTTCTTACTTGCAATAATAAGCCCATCACTAAATTCTATTTTATCGTAGTCGAGAAGAAGCCCCCGTTTGCGGTTGGCGTTTATACTATTAACAAGCAGAGCCTAGCCAAGACGCAGGTACGCTGGGAGAATGCGATTCAGATGTTCGGTCAGTGCCAGTCGGAGGGTGTCTACCCTGCCTACTCTGAATCTGAAGTTGAGATTGTACTCTGATGAGCAAACCCAAGTTCACTGGAGTCTGGATTCCCTCAGCAGTCCTCGGCCTCCCCATCAGCATCACCGCCAAGGTGTGCTACGGGGTCGTGGACGGGCTTGACAACGATGACGGGTGCTTCGCCTCCAACGATTACCTCAAGGCCGTCCTAGGGCTGGAGACGAGGCAGTTGCAGAATATCCTGTTTGAACTACAGGATGCCAACCTAATCCGCAGGGAAGAGGTCGAGGGCAGACGCATCATCCGCACGGTTGAGAAGGTTGCACTTGTAAACGCAATCGCTGACACGCAGGTCACTCGGTCTGAGGGGTGCAATAAATTGCAGGGGGGTGTGCAGAAAGTTGCACGGGGGGGATGCAAAAAATTGCATACATATAGCAAAGATAATAATAAAGAGGATACCAATACAGGGGCTAACGCCCCGTGGGTGTCTCCGCTACCGTTTCCTTCTGAGTCTTTCAGCAAGGTCTGGCAGTCTTGGATTGACTACCGAAAGGAATTAAAGAAACCCCTCAAGGATGCCACGGTCAAGGCTATGTGGGCTGAGTTCCTAATCTGGGGTGAGGATGCGTCCATCTTTTCTATTCAGACTTCCATCAAGAACGGCTGGCAGGGAATCTTTGAACCCAAGAAGACTCTTGGATATATGAAGGCAAAGCCCTTGACAGCAGACGACCACAACGCATTCTAACGCATATGTCCGATATCGCCTGTCACTGTGGTAAGCGTGGTGCCCTGTTCGCCAAGGAAGACTACTCCCTCGTCCGCTACCACCTTTGCCGTGCCCACCTCGACCCAGAGCGTGTGGCCTATGACGGTCTGGTGGAGACCACCGTCCCTCCCTCGATGCCCGCCCTGTTCCGTGACACCGATGTGTCCCGCCTCCATCCCTCCATCCAGAAGGCCCTAGAATGGAAGCCAGAGGGCGATGTCAGTGGCCTCCTGCTCCACGGCACAACGGGCATCGGCAAGACCCGTGCCATCTGGGAGATTATTAGAAGGCTTTGGATTCTTGATGCCAAGAAGGACAGGCAGTTGCCTTACCAGTTCCTTACTATGCGTAAGATTGAAGGTATGATTGAGAAGGGGTTCGATGACCGCCAACACGCCAAGATGCTGGAAAGTCTGATTGAACTTCCCTTCCTCATCATCGATGACTTCGGCAAGGAGCGTCTCACCCAGCGTATGGCCTCCGACCTGTTCGCCATCATTGACGAGCGTAGCACGGCCCGTAGGCCCACCATCATCAGCACGAACTACAACGGCACCAGCCTCCTTGAGCGATTCGATGCCCGTGATGTCGAGACGGGTAAGGCCCTAATCCGCAGACTCAAGGACTACTATCAGATGGCTGGGATGTCCGACAAGAAGCCCGCATAATATTTCTTTTTCCGCTTGCACAGTATTACGATTTCCAAATATTCCCAACTTCTCCTTATGAGAACCAAACCCAAAATCCGAAACTCTGAGTGTATGCTGACCGTGCGTCTTTCAAAGCCGATGCTTGTGTCAATCACAAAAACCGCAAAACTTGTTGCGTTAACTCGCTCTGACTTTGTGAGAACTATTATGCAGAAATATCTTGACGCTCATCCTCTGACATACATCGTAACGAAATGAGTTACTTCGATTCCATCCATTCCTACACGCCCACTTCTATGAACCAGAACACTCCCGAAAATCAAATCGCCCTTAACAAGGCCCTCATCTCTGCCCTCGCTGAGACGCAGGACATCGTTGCAGATTCTACTAATCCATTCCACAAGAATTCCTATGCCAGCCTATCCAAGCACCTCGAAATTCTCAAACCCATCTTCGCCAAGCACGGCCTTGGTATCTTGCAGTTCCCTATCGGTGATGCCGACTGCGTTGGTATCCGAACCATCATTATCCACACGGACGGTGGTAGCATTAAGGCTGATGCTCTCATTCCTGCTGACAAGGAAATGTCTGGGCAGGACGCTGGGTCTATCTATTCTTATCTTCGCAGGTATTCTTTGGCTTCTGTGGCTGGGGTGGCTACTGAAGACTGCGATGCAGAAACTAATCGGATGGCTAAGTCCGTCAGCAAGCCGACTGCGGTGAGCAAGCCAGCGACCAAGTTCATCGCCAATCCTAACTTCGGAAAGACCGCAACCCCTCCCGCTGGCGGTGATGTACTCACCCCCTTCGGTGACCTCAAGGGCCAGCCCCTCTCCAGCCTCCCGCTGAAGTCCGCTGACCGTAGCGTCAAGTTCGGTGACCTCAACTACTTCGCCAATGTCTGGAAGCCCAAGCCCTTCGGTGACAACACCGATGTCAGCCCCCGTGACCTCCGCACCAAGGCTGAAGCCGAACGCCTCTGGGCCGTTGCCAACTCCATCACGGACGCTCCCGCAGAAGACTGCGACCAAGTTCCGTTCTAATCTCTAATCCAAACTCTTATGTCCCTCACCTACAAGTACTATCCTAACTCCAACTATATCGTCCTCTCGGACGGTAAGGTTGCCCGCCTCCTCAAGGAGACCAAGATTCACAACCAGACTTACTACAACCTCATCATCGACAAGAAGATGAAGCGTACTAATACGCAGGTCTTCGTGAAGATGTTTGACTCCAGCAATGGAGTACAAGCCTAAGTCTCACGGACTCGCCTACCTCCGACACGCTGTCCGACACCGCAACAAGAAACTAAACTACATCACCATCCCCGTGGAGAAAGCAAATGAAATTCTTGAAGCGTCTGTCGGCTTCAGCCATCCCAACAAGTTCGACAGGCACAGCAACTCCGTGAGGGGTGCGGCTGTCATCTTGGCGTTGGACATCAAGGAACTGTGTGACCGTCTCAACTCCCCCACACCGACCACCCTTATGAACGACTTGGCAGAGGCAAGGAATAAGATTAAAGAGATGGAGAAGGCTGGCGATGCCCTCGTCCACGCTGACCAGCATATCTCTGAAGTAGAAATCAAGGCTTGGGCCAAGGCCCGCAACCTCTATGTCTAAACTAAACAAGAAGGGCGTGAAGCAGTTCGATGACTTCATCGTTGAGGGCAACCCCCAGCGTAAAACTGCAACCATTATGGACACGCCAACCGTGTACAAGAACCTCAAGAAGTGCCGTGGCGAGGCGTTCCTGTTCAAGATGTCTCCCCCGTTCCAAGGGCACGAATACATTGTTGAGTCCACCATCCCACGGGAGACGATGTACTTCCCTGCCGACAAGTACGGCAAGGTGACAGACTTCCTCGACCTGCCCCTCGACCTCGAAACGGAGGGCTATGAAATCCTATGACCCTAACTGAAATCTATCGCACGGCTATCATTGAGGGTCTCACATCGGCAGAGGCATCAGCCAAGTATGGTTGCTTACGAATCTCCCTGCTCAACATCGGCACCCGCTGTGGCCTCCCGAAACTCAAGACAGAAATGTACAAGAAGCGTGAGGTTGAGATGAAGGCCCTCACCGACAAGGAACTCAGAACCTACTATGATGCCCTGCTCCTGTCCTGCTCCTCGAAATGCAAGGTAGAACTTGAGGTTGCCTTGAAGGAAATTGAACGCAGATACATCTCCCTAGAATGAACGAGTACGCCAAGTCACTCGTCACACGCCAGCGGGCAGGACGGCCTTGCGGGGTACCTGCTAGGGCTGGTAGCGTCATCGCTGGCAAACTCCCCACCGCTTGGGAAGCCTCCAAAGCGTTAGAAGTCTTGGCCCTCAACAAGGCCCGCTGGGATATCCTGCTTGCAAAACCTTTGAACAAATGGAAACTCCATCCGTAATCTTTTACGAACACAACTTTGACGACTCCATCATTAAGAGTCTATCTAAGAATGTACTCAACCTAGGCAACGAGTGCCGTGCCTTGGCACAGGAGAACGCCCGCCTCCGTGCCTCATCCTTTGTGACCGCTGTCCCTGTCGAGGAGTACGAGGAACTCAAGGCCGAGTTGACCGATTGCAAGGCAAAGGCTGACCGATTGAAAGACGAGGTCGAGCGTCTAAATAACCTAATCATTTCTGGCGGTGCCGTGACCGCTGATGCCCAAATCTATGTCGAAACTAATTAAATTCGTTGCCGTGGGAGACAACCACGGTGATATGATTGACAAGGATGTAGCCAAAGAGTTCTACTCCTTCCTCAAGAAGTTTAAACCAGATGAGGTCATCCACCTTGGAGACTGTTTTGACTTTCGCTCCATCCGTAGGGGTGCTGGTCGCAAGGAAGAGGACGAGTCGCTGGTTGCCGATGTCAAGTCGGGCAAGGATTTCATCTCCCGCATCGAGCCTACCGTATTCCTGTACGGCAACCACGAAGACCGACTCAGCCAAATTATTGGTTCTAGTTCTAACGGGATGATGCGTGACTACTGCATCGACCTAGACAATGACATTAAGAACACACTTAAGCGTCACGGTGCAAATAAGATTTACGAATACCACGCTGACCTTGGCGTACATAAACTAGGAAAAGTTAAGTTCGTACACGGCTACACCTGTGGCACCCGTGCCGTGGAGGAACACGCAATCCACTATGCCGAGCCGTCTGGTGCCGTCATTATGGGCCACCTGCACTCCATCCAGCAGGTCAACGCCAAGAAGCACGGGGGTGCTGTCGGCTTCTCTGGTGGCTGTGTCTGCCAGAAGAAGGCTATGGACTACGCTAAAAACAGATTAGCAACTTCCAAGTGGGGGTCGGGCTGGACTTACGGGTTCGTCCAAGGGAACGACTGGAAGGTCTGGCAAGCCCACCGTATGGGCAAAGAATTTATCTACTCTATTAAAGGACTATGAACATCAAAGACCTCAAGGCTCTAGAAAAACTGTTTGGTAAGGCTGTTGCTGAAAAGCCAGCCAAGGGTTTCTACACCCGCAGGGAGATTCAGAAACTGTGGAATGCTTCCGAGCCTATCATCTCAAGGAAACTTTCTGTGGCACTCAAACTTAATCTGCTTGAAGTGCGTATGTACCGAGTGAAGTCTGGTATGGTTACCCGCCCCATCCCTCACTACCGAATCAAAAACAAGTAAACTTATGACTAAAGACGAACAACTCAAGGACTTCCTTGCCTCCATCAACCCAGAGATTGTGGTTGCGGATGGCCTGTCCCACGCATTCGTGGGGCTTACCTACAGCGACAGCGAGGAGATTGCCGTGTACTCCACCGAGCGTATCATCAGTAATCTGATGGAGAATGACTTGATGTCCTTTGAGGATGCGGAAGAGTATATGCACCATAACATCTTGAATGCGTATGTTGGCAAACGCACCCCGATGTTCATCGATGTTATTCCGACTGAGTTCTGGACAGAAGATACCGATGTAATTTAATTGCACCTAGGATAAGCAGGTCAAGCAGGGCAAATCCGACCCCTGCCCCTGCAATCCAAGGGAACCACGGGCTGTCAAAAATCCACGCAGAGCCAATTGCTACCGACCCGCACAGCATAAGGACGACCCCAGCGGCTTTGCGTGGTGTGAATGCTAGGACAAAAACGCCAGCAGTAAAAATAGCACCACCGACACAACTGAACATCCAAAGTACTTTATCTTTAGTTTCCCTTTGCTTTTCCTTTTCCGCATTGTCTGCAATCTCCTTGGCGATAGCAATTGCACTCTCCTGCTCCTCTACTATAGCCCACAGTTCGTTCGTCTCAGCATCTACCTTAGACGCTTTTTCTTTGTCTTCTTTGACCGCTTTGTGGTCGTTTGATTTGACCATAAGTCTGAAGTACTCGACCCTTTCGACTGACGGCTTGCTGATTCCTGCGAGTCTGATGATTTGCCCTTCAATAAGGTCTCTACCCACTCCAGCAGATACGGTAGGAGCGACAGCAGTGAGGGCAGAACCCGCTTCAGAAACGACTTCTTCGACCTTGTTGATGTAGGTGTCCTTTTCATTGTTCTTTATAATAACCTCCTTAGGTTGTAATACCGTTGAGCATCCCGCCAGTAGCAGGGATAGGATTAGTATGGGTCTCATTTGATTCGATTGGTAAATTTCTTTTTAATCCATTCAAAGATGTTAGGGGCCAACGCACCAGACGAGGAATAGATTATACTTTTATACATAGCGTCTATCTCCGAGTGGTTAATTGCAAAGTAAACAAGCACCCCAACGATGGCACCAGCGAGCATCTGTCTGACCCAGACTATCGCTTGCCACTTCTCCTCTGTGATTACAAGCCTAGCAAAGGCACCCAACGCCCCAAGCACAGCGACAATCCAGCCGCCCTTCTTGAACTCTTCAGCCGTGTCTATCAGCGATGGGTCTATAGGACTCACCTTTGTTTCTTCTCCTTGGGTTCTTCTCGCTCGACCCTCTTCTGGGCAGAGGCAAGGGTGTCATAGATACCGAGCGTAATCTTCTGGGAGTTGTAAACCTTAAACTTATTGTCCTTAAAGATGATGCTATAATTGACAAGGTTTCTGTAGATGATGCCAGACGCTGTCTTCTCTGGTGTCCATTGTCTCCAGCCCTCATTAGGCTGGAAAGCCTTGACCGCTTGATAAGGTCTCTGAGTCTGACCAGTGTTAATCATAAACGAAGACTTGTTTTCTGGTTCAAGGTCTGTGAGTCCAAGTGGATTAGTTTCTGTGTTTACATTACCCTTGTTAAATCTCTGTTTAAAGAGAGCCTTAGGGTCAATAGGTTGAGACAGCCAGTCTTGCTGGATAGGCTCACCGCCCGTTGTTCTCACAGTGTCTGGATATGATGCGTGTTGCAGGGATGCCTCGCCCTTCACTGGATGCCTAATGAGAAGCGTCATATAGACTTCACCCATCTTGGCGTGTTGTGCCATAGGGTCTTCAAACATTTCAAACAGACTGCTACCAAAAGCCTCACCCTCTGTGATTGTCTTGCCCTTGAGCGTAGGGATTGTGCCTTCAGCCTTTGAAAGTTTGCCCTTAATCAAGTGGAATACTTCAGCGTTAATCTTTTCCACATAGACTTTTCTTGTGGCAATAGGCATATCTGGGTCGCTGATTACTCTTCTGAGAGCATCAATCACTTGAGTCTCAGAGGAAGAACCAAAGTCTATGCCAAGAGTCTTCTTGCTGATGCCCATAGCCTTCATCTTATCCGTGATAAGAGCAGAGCCGATAGCATCCTTGAACTGCTTGCGTGTAAGTACACCTCTCTCACTGAGTTTGTTTACTGTATTGATATATCCGTTAGCACCATTGACGGTACCACGCATCTTCCACGGGTCAGACTTAAGGAGTGCCACAGGAGCAATCCATACGCCTCGCTCCTTGAGATTTCTTTCACCAACTGCATTAATTTCTTCAGCAAGAGAATTGCCCATTCCCTTGGTAGAAGCCCAAACCTTGTCTGGGAATTTTGCTGGATAGTTGCCACCACCTTGTCCTTTGTGTAGCGTATCTCCAGATAGTGCATCTACAAAATCAACTGTAGACGCAGTGTCTGGGCCGTGTGCAAGGAAATGATACTTTCTGTAATCTTCTGGCTTAAACTTATCAAGCGTCAGATAATTTTGAGTGCGTTCTGTTTCTGGCTTTTGGCCTTCTTCAAATGCCGCTTGTAGGTGCCCACCAATTCTAGCAATGTAATCAAGGAAACCTTTCTTAACACTAGGATTCTGTCCGCTGACGGCAAGTTCTCTTGGCATATACCATCTGTCAGCATACATCTTACTCCAAGATTGAACCCAAGGCTCTCTTCCTTTGACAACAGTTTCTACACCATTGTCCATAATAGAAATCTCTGGATGCTTTAACTTATCAAAGTTCTCCATCGTTGGTTGATAAGATTTTTGAGTCATCGTATCTATCAACTTAGACTCACCAAAGCCAAAGACCTTAATCTGTGTCTTCATAGGCAGTGCTTCCTCGTTCTCAATACGCTGGAGGAAATCTTGTGCACCAAGTGACCTAGCCCGTTCAGCCATCTCGCTGTAAAGAATGTTAGAGAATCCTTTGCCTCTGTACTTAGGCTCTACCCAAACAGTTGGGTCATAAAGCATATAACCATTATGTTTATTGCCCGCAGTTTTTTGCCTAACATCGTAATCAATGCGACCAACTAGGTCTGTGCCGTCAAGCAGTTCAATGGAACGCTTACCATAATCGCTTGTGCCACCATCCCAGTTCTTCATTCTGAGTTTAATTCCCTCAACGATTTCTGGGTTTTCGTGGGCCTGTCTTCCAATAAAACTAGATTTAAACTCCTTGCTTTTAGGATTGTGAACACGACCACCAACGCCATCACCATCTTCTTTGGGCATATACCACTTGTTCTGCTCTAGTTTGTTAGAGATGTTGATGCCAGAGTAAGACCTGCCTTCTTCGACTTGAGTCGATTTCTTCTGGGCGATGTAGTCAGCGGCCTGTTCCCGTGTGATGGGAATACCTTCCTTGCCTCTGCCCTGCCAGTGCATCGTGTCTCCAAAGGTACGCTCTCTAGACTTGACGGGGATGGCGAACTCATTGGTAACCGTGGAGACGCTCTCCTTGATACCAAGTGCCCGCATACGCTCGCCAGCCTCAGAATAAAGAAGATAGGACAAGTCCTTGCCTCGGTACTCTGGAGCAATATGAGTAGATAGACCCCCAAACTTATCGAACTCAATGTGACCTACATTCTTATTGGCACCACTGGTATCCGTGAATACTAGTCTGGTAACGCCACCACTCTTATTTATAAGTTGAATGCTGAGGTCTTTTGTCTGCTCTGGATTCTCAGCCGCATAGCGACCAATGAATCCACCAAGCCAAGACTTGCTGTTGTAGTCATAGGTGCGACCACCCTGTCCATCCTCCTTAGGCATATAAGCCTTAAGGACTTGGTTGTCTGTTTGGTTAAGGAACGCTTCTTTAACTGAATCATTAAGCACAAACTTAGACGAACGACCAATGGCGTACTCAGAAAGAACGCCACCAACATTTTCTGGTTTGCCTTGAGATGCCTGTACCTCTAATAGTTTTTGCTTTACATTTCTGAACGCTTGAACCTCATTCCATTTAGCATCAACGGCATTATTGAAAAGTTGCATATACTCAGAAGACTTTCCTGTGCCACCAGAAACTCTGTATGCACTGTCTCTGAATGATTGTTTAGCAAAGTCGTCAACACTCGTTTCGTACAGCCAAGAATCTGGATAATGCACTTTCTCTAACTTGTGTACAGGCTCTGCCAGAAGTCTAAACATACCATCATCGGCACCTTCCTTGGACTTCTTGGCAAAATCAATCAATGCTTTATTGTTCTTATACACCTCCGTAGAGGTACCAGCCATCACATCGGAAAGAGTTTTAACTGATTCATTTGCTGTGCTACCCTTTTCAATCTTAATTCCAAATTTCTTTAGGAAACCATCCCAGATAGGAACGAGAGTGTTAAGATACATTCCGTGGCGGGCCTCGTAATCCATATTGGACACGGGGGGTGCATCGTCTGGGTGAGTAAGGGCTAGCGTGTCTACGCCATCTCTGATGCCTTGTCTGATGAGTTGGATAAGGGCAATCTTTGCCCACTCTTGAACCTCTGTGAGTGGCTTGCTATCTCCAGCCGCCTTTGTGAGAAGGTTAATGTCCCTCTGTGCCGCACTCTTAAAGTCATTAATAGCAGTTTGGATTTCTCTTGCATTATCAAATGAAACATACTTGTTGCCACTCCATTCTCTGGTTTTAAAATAGCCAGCATTAATCATATACGCTTCCATCTCTGGGTTAGCGTGTATGATATCTAAAGCCTCATCTTTAGCCAGATTAAGTCTTTCTCCTTCTCTCAATCTTCTTTCAGAAAAATCAGAGAAATTATTGTATTCGGGATGGCTATCTGTTATTATTTCTGCCGTTTTTCCATACTCAACCACACCGTGACCAATGGTAATTTGGTCTACTGCCTTACCGTGTGCCTGTCCCAACTCATACACTTCCCCGTCATCTGAAAGTTTTTCAACCCAAATCATACGGTCATCTGGGGCCATTGTTGGGCCATCGAGAGAGCGTGAGGGTGCTTCTGGCCTAGGTCTTCCAACCTTATTGTTTTCAACGAGGTTCTTATACACCCACTGATTCATATCCAACTCTCCGTGCTTTAGTCCTTTAAGCGTATCTTTTTGTTCTTGTGTTAATTCCAGTAACAACTTTCCTGTATTAGCATCATAGACAGTACGGGCCAATTCTCTAAGTTTTCTGTATCTGGTTTGAAGAGGTATACTTCTTTGAAACTCTTCAGTTTTAATAAATGCAGCAAGTAAGTCTTTAACATTTTGTTGCTGGGCTTTTATAGCCATTGCCTGTGTAAATTTTTCAGCAGGGCTTCCTGTATGTCCAGACCCGTAAAACGGTTTATCTATAAGTGCCCCAATAAAAGCCCTAGTACCTGTACCGTAGTTATGGTCACCAACACTATAATGGTACGATTCATCCATATACTCTGCGAGCATCTGGTCGGCATAAATTTCACCAAGTTCTTTGAGCCTTGCTCTGGCAGATTTATCAAGAGGTTTGTCTGGAAGCCCGTCAGCAAGAGGATTTGCAAACTCAAGATTTATTTTATTAATCTCAGTGTCAATGTTATGCTTGCTTATGTCTCTATAGTCTTTTGTGTTTGGATGAGTAACTTGCCACGCACGGAGCGTCTCGTCAATCAAAGTCCTAACCCTAGGAACCTGTTCCTTGGATGTGATATATGTTGGCGTGGTATCGGCTGAAGAGTCCGTGTTGTTTGCTTGAACCTCTTCAATGTAAAGGTACTTATTGCCGTCAGAGTCAAAACGCTCAGAGGTTCTGGTATGCACGATGACATCTGGGCCGTAGTGACCATCAACACCGTGCTGATACTTCTGGCTGATTCTTACCGCTGTCTCCTTGTAGTTGCTCTTATCGCCAGCCATAGTATATTTAGCGGTGTTGCCAAGGTTAGCCCTTGCACCCTCGTCAATAGTTACAGCAATCTCGTTTTCGTTTATGAACTTTGTTAGTTCTTCAACATCAATCTTAACATCACCAACCTTTTGGGGGACTTCAACATACTGTCCAGTTCCTCTGGCATAGGGCTGGCCCTTAGCGTCTAGTTTTCTAACGATAGCGTACTTAACACGCATCTTGCTATCAATATAATCTAACAGACCCATCGCCTTAGCCTCAGACCAAAGTTTGTCTCCTCTGGAGCCACCCTTGAGGATGGCAGAACGGAGTTTATCAATAGACCAAGTAGGATTTTGCTCAATCATTTTAAGGACTCTATCCTTAAGTGCAGAACGGAAACCCATCTTATACTTAGCCTCCCACTTGTCTGCGGCACTGTATTTGTCTTTGTTTATCTCGACTAAGAGAGATTGCATATCAAGAGCAGACGCAACAGATTCAATGTGTCCTGTTTCTTTGGTGCCGTTTTCGAGACCCTCGATGAGTTCTTTGAGGATGCTGGCCTTGTAAGCGTAGTCAGTCTTGCTACCTTTCTTAGTGGCACCGCTACCAAACTGCGTGTCTCTCTTAGGCTGTTCTCTCAGTTCATAGAGTTGACCATATGTCTTGCCGCTTTCAGCATCAATAGTAGAATCAATTATTCTTCTGGCCTCTTCGTATCGCTTGAGACTTTCTGGGTTTGCAGGTTGCTCTCCCGCCTCAATCCGTTGCCTTTCAATATATTCGTATTCATAGACGGTTTCAAGTTGCTTTCTGATTTCACCGTACTTGGCTTCGTCCAGACTATGAGTCATTATCTTCATAATCTTATCTGACGCATAGTTCACATCTTTGAAGTTCTGTGCAGAACGATTGAAGTGTTCTTCGTGTGCCGTCTCATCTCCAGCACCACCCATCTCCTTAATCTTCTGGCCTAATTCAATCCTGTAACCACGCAGGAAGTTCTGAAGATACTTAGAAGAGTTAGACTGCATATCAGTCTCAACAAACTTCTCCTTAGGCATATAACTGATGCCGTTGTCGTTTTGACGCTTAATCTCTCTGACAACATTATTGATGCCTTCCTTCTGCTTGGCGTGAACCTGCTTGCCAGCAAAGGTGGCCTCAGCAATCGTGTTGAAGTCGCCAAGGTGGACACCGTCAGCATCGAACGCTTGAGACTTGCCAGCGTTAGGCTGGATAAACTTAAAGCCAGAGATGTGACTGAAGACCTTCCCGTTAGGGGTCTCGTCAAACTTCATCTCTGAAGGCATAAAGTTCTTAGACAAATCCTTAAAGGCGTTGGCGTGGTTGTAGTCCCAGCGTTCACCAGTCTCAGTAATCTTACCCATATTTTCAGCAGAGAAGTGGGTGTACGAGGCGAGGTAGTCGTTAGAGACTTCGGCAATAGGATTGTTATAGTACGCCTCGCTGGACTCCTTGACAAAGCCAGCCATCTGGTGCATAACATCTCTGCGGAGGGCACCCTTGCCATCGAGGTTAGGCAGAATCTCTGCGGAGGGCAGTCTGGTGACATCCAGACCGTCTTTGGATGCGTTTGAGAGGTAGGCTAGGAAGTCGCTATCAAAGTCGGCCCTAGAGCCATTCCAGAGGTCTCTGACATATCCCTGCTTCCACTGGTTGTTGCCTCTGGCCTCGATGACCTTAACATCAAGGGTGCGGGCCATAAACTGGTACTTGCCGTCCTTGCCAATCTTGACATCAAA